ATCAAATACTGGAGCATCTTCTATTAAATCTTCTTGAGCAGTCTGTTCAACATCGAACAGTCTCATTTTTGCTCTATCTATACCAACTACAAATCTTCTATTATAGTTAGGATCAGAATATCTATTCTTTAGCTGCTTAAACATTACCTGAGCTAGATCTTCTAGTTCTTCAGTACTAATGATAGCAAACATAAAGTCAGCAGTAGCAGGTAACCCAAACGATTCAGAAGTATCTTCTAATCCAACATCGGAATTAGTATATCCAGATCGAGTAGTCTGCGTAGCACTAACAATAGGCACATCAAACTCAACAGCAAGACCTCTTAACTCTTCAGCAATAGCCTTGACATAAGTATAAGAGTTTACAGCTGCACCTTTAATTCTAGACGAGCTACAAATATTTAGATAGTCTACATAAATGATATCAGGCATAAAGCCTTTCTTTATCTTAAGCTCATTTAATAGATGTCTAAAGTGTCCAACATGAGCACTAGCAGTCGGATATTCTTTAATAATTAACTTACCAGCAGTCTTACCAGACACTCTTTCGATTTTCTTCTCATATGCATCTTTAGGTAGCATCTTCAACTCATCAATAGTTACATTGAGTAAGTTAGCATCAATACGCTCTGCAATCTTTTCTTCAGCCATCTCGAGAGTTATGTATAAAACATTCTTTCCATCAGTTAAATTAGCTGAAGCACAGTGACACATAAACAAACTCTTACCAACGCCAGTACCCGCTAGCGCGACATTGAGAGTCTTTTTAGATAGTCCACCCTTAGTTACACGATTCAAATAGTCAATATCAAATGCAATCTTTTCTTCTCTTCTATTATAGAAGTCAAATCTAGATTCAGCATCACCAATATAATCATGACCGATATGAGAATCAAATGTTACAGCAATAGCATCAGATAACAGCTTAGGTAAGTACCCAGTGTCATGAGAGCTTTTACCGTCAATAATTTGAATCGATTCCATGATAGCATTATATACAGCTTTTTCTTGACAGAACTTCTCAGTACTATCTACAAGCCATTCTATAGTGCTTTCATTCTCAGTTAAGCTTTGAATCATTTCACCAGCTGCCTGAATAGAATCATCAGACAAGCTAGAAATTTTATCAAGCTCAATTACAATAGCGTCTTTAGAAGGAACATTATTATACTTTTGATAGTAGTCTTTAAATATTCTAAAGATAGCTTTGTCAGTTACATCAGAAAAATAATCTTCCTGAAGAAAAGGTAATACCTTTCTAGTATAGTCATCGCTATACAACAGTCCGCTAAAAATTTGTTTCTCTAACATATTACCTCAAGTTAACATTAAATGATATAGAGCATCGTAGATTATCGCCTACGGTCTTTTGTTCTGGTACGGTATGTTCCAACCAAGATGGCCATATTAATAAGTCACCAGTCTCAGGAGTTAGCTCAACAGCTTGCTCCCATCTAGTATTATAGCCGAATTGCCTGCTATGTGCAAGTATTAAACTCTCTAAAGGTGATTTAAATTCTATGCCTACTGAATCATCATCTACATGAACATAGAATGTTCCAGACATTAATGAGCCGGAATGTGAATGCCAACAATGATGATTGTTTACATTATAAAGATTCCACCAGGCGTTTATAACCGGTGTCTTATCTTTTATATTATAGATGCCAGAAGCGTAAAGTAAACTATGATGCTTGATTGCATTTTCTAATTCATCCCAACGTAAGCCTGACATAGGCTCGTCATCATAAAAGGAAGTATATTCGTTGGGATTGTCTGGTCTTTGAGACCTTAATTGGTTAATCTGCTTGTACAGATTCTCCGTCGGTATCTTCAGCTTCTCGCTCAACAGGGGTATCGGGAATAGATCTTTCATCGTCACCGTAACTAAATTCTAGCTTAGCTGCTTCATTAATTCTATCAAGCAGTTCAGGCGTAAAGTATTTCTCAGGTTCATTATATATTGTCTTAGCAAAAGTCTTAGTACCATCAGGCATTTCTATTCTAGTAGAAACTTTCTTGACAATGCCATGCTTTTCAGCAAGATCAAGTAGACCATAATATCTATCTAAACCTTTAGTAAATGAAAGTCTAACTTCAACTTGCTTATTCTCTTTCGTAAGTCTTGACTTATAAGTTTTAGCTTTGATAATGTTGCCAACAACTTCAGTACCATCTTTATCTTTCTTCTTACCAAGCATTACAATAGTAGAAGCAGCATACTTAAGACCAGAACCACCACCAATTTCTTTAGTAGGGAATAGAGAACCAACCGCATCATAAACATGATTAGTTACAAGCATAGGAATTTTTACCTTAGCAAGTTTAAGAGTTAGTACTCTGAACGTAGCCTTAATAAGCTGAGCCTTAGTCATATCTCTTGTCTCTTTACCGTCAGAACTATCTTCCATCTCTTTAGTAGTAGATAGTAAGCCAAGAGAGTCAAGAACAAACATCATTGGAGGTCGTCTATCCTTAGGTTGCTTATCATAAGCATCAATAACTTTTAATGCATGATGTCTAAAAGTCTGAATAGTATCAGGCTCGGCTAAGATAACACGAGTAGTATCAATGCCTCTATTTTCCATCATATCTTTAGTAACAGCAGCCTCAGTATCATAATATACGACACCAGCATCTGGATTAGAAGCTAGAAAGTTTTGAATGACTCCAAGAACAAAAAAGGTCTTACCAGTAGCAGATTCACCAGCAAAAGCAGTTACCTTATTATTAGGTACACCACCATAGATAGAACCTGAAAGAGCAGCATTTAAGATATAAGAACCAGTATCAATAGTACCAGTAAACTCAGCACTACCAGTTCCGTCAGCTGCAATAACGGTATCTTCGTCTTTGATATCTTCGACGAGGTTTCTAAAAAAGTCGCTCATAATATAGTCTCCATATTTAATAATATATTATATGATATCTGAACAGCAAAGTCAACTGTTATAGACATCATCTAATGCATCCTGAAAAGATTCAATTTTTTCATTTCTGTTAGGCCAGTAAATATAATCTTTTTCTGGATTCGCTTTCAAATTGTTTAATAGCGGCTGTACCATATTGTACAGCTTATTAATTTTATCTTCCATTGCTTTGGAAGATGCAGTTGTTGTTTCAAGTTCTGCTTTTGTACTTTGAAGAACTTCTAATTCGTTTTCATCAACAGCACTAAAGCCAAAATCGAATGTAAAATCTGTATTAGCCAAAGAACATCTCCAGTGTAGCTTGCTTCTCTATTTGCCAACCAATAGCATCAGTTATAGTTTTAATAGGTTCTAAGAACGCTTTATCAAATTGTAAATCATGATCTATATATTGGTCAAGACCTAATTGCCTAGGCAGGGTATTCGGTACTGCAACAACATTTTCACGGCTAGGATTAGGCAGTTTGAGATAGCAAAATTTAACTTTATCACCCTCTTGTACTGGAACAAATCTATCGACTTTATTCTCTTTGAGCATATGATTAAACATCAAAGCTCCGCGTACATGAATAGGTGTCCCCTTTCTATATATTGCACTACTATCAGAGTATTTATCTAAACCTTTACACCCTCGAGGAAAAGCTACATCTTCGAATGGTAGAGTTTTAAATTCTTCTCTGAAGTTATCAATAAATTCAATCAGTTCATTTTGACCTTTAGTCATAATAACAGTGAGAGCATTTTTAATATTCTCTCTACATGATGCAGGAGTAGATGATCGAACCGCCTCAATGCCCATAATTTTAAGCTGAGGCGATTCATATCTAACACCTTCTGAATCATGCACGTTCATAATATAACGTTTCTTAGCGGTCCATATAGCTTTATCAGCAATATTTTCTCGCTTCATAAACATTTTATTTTCTACGCCATTAACATAAACTGCAAGCCGTTCATAAGCTTTCTCAATAACCGGTTCAATAATATCTTGACAAGACTTGTCGAGGAAGTCGATGATTTTGTCTCGCTGACTTCCATCATCCATCTGTGCTCCCTCAGGGTACAGTCGGCTGACCAAATTGTCAAGGCAGATATACACCGAGTCCGTATCGATTGCAAGAACGTAATCAACTTGCTCAGTCTGAAGTGTCTTGTTAAGCCATTTGTTGAGTTCATTTTCGATCCACCTGATTGATAGTTGCCCAGATAAAGTAATTGATTCAGCAAACTTGAGATCAAACCACCTAAAGTATTCGTTACCTAACGCACCATAAGCAGAGTTGAGTTGGATCTTTTTAGCTAGCTGCATATTATGACAGCGAGCGATCTCTTTGAGAAGTTCTGGGTCTTTAGTCTTCTCGTGTTTGCGTTTTGCATCCAACATTCTATTCTTCCACACTACACGATCATCATACATCTTCTGCATTAGTGTAGGTAAGAAACCTTTATAGTCACGATCATAATAGTCACCAGTAGCAGCAACAGTTACATTTTTATCATGAATATCTTCTTTAACTTTATTCCATGCACCATCAATAATATCATCAATAGATGGTCTCATTGGTGCTCTTCCTCTCCATGTTTCAGGAGAGATATTATACTGCATAATAAGATGAGGGTATAGAGAGTTTAAATCAAAAGATACTACCCATTTATGCATTCCAGTTTGAGGGTCTTTAACATAAGCACCTTCAGCTTGTCTCTCTTTCTCAACCATATTGAATTGAGGTACAACAATATTTTTATCTAGTAGATAGTTATGTATAATTAGATCCCACATTCTAACTGAAGTAAAGGTATCTTGATAATTAACTTTAGCATCATATGCAATAGCAAATACCTGATCAATTAGTTTTAGTTTTTCATCTAATCTATCTACCAGCTCAACGTCTTGAATATTATAGTCAATAAATTTTTCCCAGTCATGTTTATATAAGTCAAAAAGACTATCATGCTCAGAATAATCTAACTTTTTCTCTCCTAGTTCAATATGACAGATATTATTTAAGCTATAACTATCACGCATTACAAAAGTAAACTTCTTATACATTTGCATATAGTCAAGAACAGTTACACCTAGAGGATCAAATACTTGATTAGGTCTACCTGCAATAACTACATTACGTTCTCGCAATGCATTAAAAGGAGATAATTTTTTAGACATATCTTCACCGAGAACATTTCTGATTCGGTTAATGATATATGGAACATCGAAGAACTCAACGTTCCATCCAGTGATGATATCGGGATCACAAGCTCGATATGCATCAAGAAATTTCATAAGTAGCTGAGCTTCATTCTCAGCTTTAATATAGACTACATCATCACGTTTAGGAGTATAAGGTTGACCTCCTATAGCAACAATCTTGTCTCTAAATTTAAAAGTAATAGCAGTTATTTCTTTATCTGCTTTTGTGATATCAGGGAAGCCTTCATCAGCAGCAACCTCAATATCAATATTAATTGTTCGAATTAGATCAGGATTATAAGGAACATCGCCTTTATAGTTGTCATTAATATACGTATATGCAAACATAGGTAACCCATAAGTTTGGGTACCTTGTACATCTTTACGTCTTTGAATAAATTGCTGAGCTTCTCTAGGTGATTCGAAGTCTACTCGCTTTACAGCTTTCCCTTCAAGTGTACGATACTCAGCTGGACCGTTATATGGTCCTACGAATAGATAAGGACGGCATGGTTCAGAGTAACTAAACCTTTTACCGTTTTCATCATAACCGCGATGAAGAATATTACCACCGCGCAATTGAACATTAGTATAAAACAACTATACGCCTCTCACATAAAACATTATTATAATCTACCTTAGGGGTTAAGGCAACTGTTATTCAGCGTCGTCAGTTCCGTCTCTAGAACTTTGGGTATCTCCAGATGCATGAAGTGCTACTCTTTCTGCGATGTATGCTTTTTGTTCTGCATCACCAGTAGCATCATCAATAGCAGTAGCAGCTGCTTCCCAATCTTCTGCACTAACTGCAGAGATAACATCAGCTGATAAAAGCTCTAGATGAGAAGCCACAACCATTGCATGCTGAACAATACTATTCATATCATCCCAATCACTGAAAGCAGCATCGGCAGCTGCAATTGCATCTTCCATTTGCTCAGTGGTGCAGTCGAGGTCGTAGTTTCTTAGCTCTTTAATTAAAATTTCATTTAAGATTGCCACAATAAGTCTCCTTAATTAATCTTATATTTATACAAAGAGGGCCTTGCGGCCCTCTCTTCATAGTCAAGTCGCCGAAGCTGAAATGATGAATATTGGGAGTAGTAAAGCAAAGGCCATATAGGCCGTGGCTTCAAGTACGTCCATTACACTCTCAATTTCTTTTTCGTGCTTCTTAACTGTCTTCAGTAAGTAGTTCACGATTAGGTCCTCCGCTATTACCGATATCAATCTTACGGGGACGCTTTTCTTCAGGTAGTTCCACTTTCAAATTAATGACCAGTAGTCCGTCTACGAAGTCAGCTCCATCTACGACAACATGCTCTGATAGCCTAAATGTCTTAACAAAGTTTTTTGTAGAAATGCCTTTATGTAGATATTCTGTTCCATCAGATTCTTTATTTGTACCTCGTACAATTAGAACTCCTTCTTTGAGCTCTACATCAAGTTCATCTCTGCTGAAACCTGCAAGTGCAAGTTCGATTGCAAACTCTTCTTCAGAATGTTTAACTACGTTATGTCGCGGATAATCAGTAGTTGTTACACTACTCAATTTTTCGATTTCGCTCCAAACGTGATCGAATCCAATAAAGTTTGCGTGTGGGAAAGTAAATGCTTTTCTAGTTACCATAATAGTCCTCCTATGTATTAAGCAAGGTTGTTGTCTAACTGCCGGCCCCACGCCGCACAGTCATATATATTTATATTATATAATATTGACGCCTAGAAAGTCAACTATCTTTTTTTGCCAATATTATATTTCGCTACTAATTCCCAATCATTCTTTTGATTGAAAGGAATTATTTTCACTTTAGAAATAGGCAGTAAGTCGTCCTCGTTAATCGTCGAAACGGGCTTTACTAGCCCCCATTCCGTTAATAGATTAGCAATAGTATTTCTTCGCTGCTTATCTTCTTCAGTAAAATCAGTTGGCTTGCCGTCTAGTGCAAAAAGCTCTTTAAAGTGTACGATATAATATCGCCCTTGCTTATGCAATATATGACAAGATTGGAAAAGGGTATTTGTTTTTCTGGATGCTACGCCAATTCTAGTTAGCGTCTCTCTTACTTTGAGAAAGTCGTCTTCCGCGGACAACTTGACCTCAACCATATTTTTAACGTGGTCAATCATCTTTCTTCACCTGTGTAGAGTCTCTTTTTTAGCTCTCTTATTTGTTCTTCTGTGAGTACTCTAGCATAATTTTTCGCCTTTGAATAACCACAATTATAATATTCCATTATTACCTCAATCGATTCTGATTCTTCTTTCTTGAACCATTTACTGAATCTCTTGCGAGGTCTAATACTATTTAGGTAATATTCATATGCGAGCTTATTATCTACTTCACTCCTCAAGTTCATCTCATTAGCGTATAAGATTGTATCAGGGTAAAAAGATAGACCACGATTAACTAGATATGGTGTATAGCCCTTTTCAGCTAGTTCGTCGTTTTCAGTATCCCTCATAATGTTTTTCTTATTATAAGAAATAGAATTAATATAGTCGAACGGGTTGCTCATATCTTACTCCTTAAATTCGCAATTGACCATTATTTCAGCTAAGCAAGCAGAGAGATTAATCTCTTGATCAACTACAAACGCTGACTTATATTGATAGTCAGCAAGAGTAAGTACAAGTT